GCTTTTCAGAAACGAGAAGCTTACGGTAAGATAACCGCACCACGTAATATCTCCACTTTGCCTATTGAGCATAACGCTCGGCTAGCACAATTCGTTTATTCCTTCGCAAACCATCTTAAAAGTCAACACTGGTACGCTTTCGGTCGGGCCCCTTTTGAGCTTGCTCAACTCGTGCATGAAAAAGTGAGTAAATCTCGCTTCGTTACTGTAGCTGATGGCTCAAAGTATGATGGTACTGTAGGAGCACTACCTGATTACGTTTATAAGTGTGTTTTAAAGCGTGCTTTTTCTTTAGATTATCGAAAAGAATTGGACCGTTCTTTGCAACGAGAAACTGGTGCTAACGGCGTCACAAAAGAGGGGATACAGTACCTAACTGGTACTGATACCAAAAGTGGCTCTGCTTGTACTATTCAACGAAATTCAGTAATGAATGCTTTCACTAATTATTGTGCTTTTAGGAAACTAGGGCACACCAGTTCAGAAGCTTATCGCAAATTAGGGTTTTATGGTGGCGATGATGGTATCACTTGTGATTTGGACTTGGACACTTTGTTGCATGTTTCTGCAACAATTGGGTTCGCTTTCAAGTCATATGTGGTAAGACCACTGCAACCATTACCCTTTTTAGGTCGCATCTTTGTCGACCCCTGGACTCTTAGTGCGAGCATAGCTGATGTTCCCAGACAACTAAGTAAATTACACCTAACTAGGACTGTTGAAGCAATCCCAGATTATATGGTGTTACGTCGAAAAGCAGAGGGGTTACTGGTCACTGACCGGAATACCCCTGTTTTAGCTGATTGGGCACGAGCCGTTATACGCATCGTGCCTCAGACTAGCTACGGTCGATTCGAAACTTTGTTGGCTGAGGATGACAGCTATTGGTTGAAGTACACAGACCCATTTCCGGCTCTACCTACGCGTGATTTGACGTTGCCGATAGTTGCTGAAGCATTACAGGTTGATGTTGGTGAAGTTATTGAGTTCTGTAGTAAATTGGACCGGGTTTCAAGTATGAAAGGTTTGGATGTTGGACAGTTCCACGCTGACGTTAAGGTAGAAATACCTGTCGAAAGTGGTGGTGACGTCTTGCACCCAAATGTCAAGGTTAAAACCGTGCCGGAATTACGTCAGAATAATCTTCAAAAGAAACCAAAATCAATCCGTACTGTTAAGAAAGAGTCTACTAAGCAAGAACGTTTCGATCACCAAGATAACAAAAAGAAATTTAGACCAAATAACAAACCGCTTATCTTTCGACCAAGAGAACCACTTAAGCCATCTGAACCACCAGCGCCCCTTCACATGTGTCGTTTTATTGAGAAGGGAAAAGCTTGCCCGTATGGTAATACCTGCAAGTTTAGCCATAAGATACCTGTAACACCCAAGACGCCGTAACCTTCCTGCGGCGTGAAACGTAAAAATCTTAATATAAGTATTATTAAACCTCTAATTTTCGTATTATTTTACACTAATGCCTAAATCTCAAGCTAATAATCCCACGAAACCCAAACAACCTAAGCGTAAGCCCCAACCCAAAAAGCGTAAAGCTAAAGGGCTTATGTCTATTAAGGCTTCAACCATTAATCAAGTCCAAAATAAATTAATGAACCTTTCGATGAACCATAATTCTTCTGTTTCTGGCTATTTAAGCTGTCGCCTTAATCCTTTCCATG